TCGCTCCGGGGTGACCGTCATCTCTGTTTGCCAGGGTGTCCTTGCGGGGCTGGCGTTCAGCCGCTACGGGGCCGAGCTTTGGTACTTGTCACTTTCAGGCAGGGCCGTGTTGCCACGGGGTTCCTGCCATCCAGTGCGGCGCACTTTTACACTCGCTTTTTTCAGAATGCAATAGTTGGTTTAAGCCTTTTTCTGGCTTCTTTCTTTCGCTTCAAGCAGGGCACGGTAACGCGCCTGCCGCTTGTCATCCCCCCAGTAGGCCTTATGTTCCGGTGTCCCCTTGGCTGCGCCCATGTCCTTCTCAATGGCGTTGATTTCCGCATCGATGGAGCCTGAGACATCTGCCCCTGCATTTGGCACAAGGGTGGTGACCGGGTTGATTTCCCGGCTCAGGGAGTTCAGCCAGCGGATGGCGTCAGCATTGGCCATGATCGGGGTGCCATCAGCCAGCCGGCCAAACTTCAATTGCTCCTTCACATCACCCGGGGCAGTGGCCAGCAGGCCATCAATGGCGTTCATGTTGGCGCGGAACTCTGGTCCCCATTCGTTATGCAGGGCATCCTGTGCGGCTTGGGCTGCCGTTCGGTCGGCTTCCTGCCGGTCTGCCTCGGCCTTCTCGATGGCGGCATAGTAGAAGTTCACTGCCTGGCTGACCTGCTCATTGTTGGCATTGACCCCATGCAGGGTCTTCAGCATGTCATCAATGATGGGCTTGTCATCCTCCCCGATCACCAGACCCTTGGGAAGTGCGAGTTCGTACTTGTCCGGGCTTTCCGGGATGCCGTTCTCTTCCCGCCATTGCTTGACCTGCTCCTCTGTGGCGTTCTTGGGTAGGACTCCACGCAGTTCCCCGGCACTGATGCGGTTCTGGACGCTGACCAGTGCATCACTCAAGGCCTTGGGGGAGGCATAGCGTTCCAGTCGCTTGAGGAGTTTTTCATCTTCCCCGGCGATGTTCTTGCGCCAGTCATTGGGCCAGTAGCCTTCAGTTTCCTTGCCCTTTGGCGCGGGATCAGCGGGAGGTGCGGGATCAGCGGGCGGATCCGATGGCGGAGGGTCGGCAGGCGGATCAGCGGGAGGTGCGGGATCAGCGGGCGGATCCGATGGCGGTGACCCACCCTCAAGGTTTTCATCTGCGGCTTCAAGTAGCCGGTAGAACTGGTTGCGTACTAGCATGGTTGCCTCCTCGGGCGTGAGTTAAGACTTCGGTTCGTGCGCGTCTGCATTGGGTTCCTTGTTCGGTATCAAGGCCAGCGAGAGCTTCATCATCTTGATGATCTGCTGTCCCACGAATACCCGACCCAGTGCGAAGGTGGTATCCCTTGACCCCTCTTCCCCTCCGGGACGATAGGCAAGGTCATAGGTGCCTGCGGCTTGCTGGATGATCCAGTCCAATGCCCGCTTCTGTTGCTCAGGGGATGCGAGACCAGAGGCCAGTGCCTGGATGGCAGAGACATCGGCCTTTTCGTAAGCGGGCGGGAGCCAAGGGGCAGACTGTGGGGCTACGGGGATGGCGCGTTTCATACCATCGCCTCAGCCGGTGCCTTGGCTTGGGCTTCCCCAAGGTTCTTGGCAATCTCGCTACCTTGCTGCATGCCATTGAGCAGTTCTTGGCTTTGCAGTTGTTCCTGCTGCTGGGCGATGATCTGTTCGACCTCGGCCTCTGTCCTGATCCACTTGGAGGGGACATCTACCCCTTCCAGCACATCACGCAGGGCCGTCACGGCATCAGGCAAGGCAGCCACATGCTGATCCAGTTGCACTGCCGTGGCGATGAGTTGCGCCATCTCCAAGAACTTCTGGCCCTTCTGCTGTTCGATGGCGTCATGCAGGGGCGATTGAAACTCGAACTGAATCTCCTTGCCCTGCAGGGATTCCGGCATGTCCATCGGGGAACCGAAGGCACCATTGCGGAACAGTATCTCGAACGTCAGATCACAGGTCTGCCCGTTGCGTTCCATCTCCATGGGCTCGAACAGAGGCAAGGCACCCCGGATGTATTCCTGCACCCGTTGGCCAACTTCATAGGCCGTCATCTCTGGAGTACGTTCTGGCAGGGAGAGCTTGTTCAGGTAGAAGCAGGCCATCAGCATGGCGCGGCTGTCCTGAGCCAGCTTGTCCCCAAAGGGCAGGCCTCTCCCGTCGATGTTCAGGGTACGCAGGGCATCGCCCAGGCGTTCGTCATAGTCCCGATCAATCCACGTCACACCACCCGGATAGATGGCCATGTCTGACCGTACTACGTCCTTCGTGGCCACCATGGGCGGGTTGGTCACCTTCTCCCCGGCTTCGAGGATGGTGTAGGTCATGGCTTGCAGCAGGCGGGCTTCTGGCAGGGCTGCGACCGTGGCAGGGCTGAAGGCGTACTGTGACCCGGAAACGGTCTGCCAGCGTTCGACATTGTATTCCCGGTTCCAGGTATTGACCTCCTCCATCATGTGCTTGTGCTGCACATCGTAGTAGATTGAGAAGTAGGGGAACTTGCCCTTGCCATCGTACATGTCGGCTTCAACAATGAAGTGCATGCACTCCACTTCCTGCAGGGGATGTCCGTTGCTGATCAGGCGATTGACATCCGAATGGACGTGATTGGCTCCGAACATCCGCACCAGGTCGCGGGCAGTGGGCTTCCACTTGCGGGCCACCATGGCGATCCGTCCGTCCTCGTTCTCTGTCCATGCACAGTCACGCAGGTGGTAGCAGCGATACAGCAGGCCATCCCGGTTCTTGTTGAGGCGTACCGATGTCACGGTCTGGCCGAAGCAGGAATAATCCGCGTCCCCTTCCTTCATGGCCTTGTTGAACTGGCTCTTGGGGTCGTACATGGCGCGGCGCATGGTGCCCGTGGCCCATTCCAGCCATCGCTGGGCCTCGTTGTCCGGCTCCATGCCGTGCTGCAGGCCCACCTTGAACCACTCCTTGGCCGTGGGGCGAAGCATCACGCCCACCTGATCAGACAGGTCACGCTGGCATAGCAAGGGGTAGCTGGTGGTCAGATCCCCGGCGAAGTCCGTACCCAGTACCCGGCGAAGGGTGAAGTCGGCACGTTGGGGGTAGAAGTTCTCAGCCTGCTCCTGCCATAGCAGCATGAGCGATGCGCGTTTCGAGAATAGCCCCTCAGCCGTTTCGTGGAGCTGTGAGATATTCATCTCAGACTCCGAGCGTATCGTTGCCGGTCAGGATGGTGCTGGCCCGACCGGTTCGGTTCAATACGCTGGCAATGGATTTCTTCTTGGCCTCGGCCACGGCGGCATCATCCGGCGTAGGCATGGGCGTGACTGGAGGGGGCGGAGGGGGCTGTACGACTTGCGGCTTTTCCCCGCCTCCCGTGATGGCACCCACTACAGACTTGACTACATTCACAACACCCTTGACGAGCTTCGACATGGCTATCTCCCGGTTCGGGGCTGGCGAGACATCAGCACTTGTGGAGTCCTGCCCATAGGCTGGCTGTCCATGTGGTGCTGGGCCCATGCTGCCCCATCTGTAAGGTAGGTCGGACCTGCCGACCACGACATCACGACAGCATCGCCGCGATCAGTTGACCTCCCCAGTCTCTTGCAAACATCCTCTTTGGATTCGATCATCAGTTCCCCGGACTTCATGGTGAATGTCGGAGTGGCCAGATCAGCCAGCAGCATGGGATCAGGCGGCAGGAAGATCGGGCTGCCTCCCGGCTGGGCAGGGTCCAGGGCTTCCCGGAACTTCCAGATGACCTCAGACCGCTTGTTCTTGAACTTCAATTGACCGTCTTCAGTCCGGCGCACGCTGCCCTCTGAGCCCTTGTAAGACAGCACAGGGATGCCGTTCTCCTTCAGTTGCTCATAGGTCGGGCCACCGTAGCCACCGCCCATATCCACAATCACCATCGCATTGTCTCGGCGATAGCTCACCACCATGCCGGCTGCAAACTTGCCCGGGCGATCTGCGGGGATGTCTTTGCCGGGTATCTCGATGATGGGAGGGAACCAGCCGTCATACCGTGGCGCAATGGTCATGGGGTCAGCACCACCACCAGAGGCATCAACACCGATGGCACACATGGGCACGCCATTGGGGGAATGCTCATGCCAGCGGGACTGGGCCATGCGTATCCATTCCGTGGGGATGGCCTGGAAGGGTTGATCCTTCAGGCCGGCATCGAATTTCCCGTCACGGTAGGCGGCTCTCAGTTCGGATGGCAGGCTGTCCAGTTGGCGCTGGTAGTCATCGGTCCGCACCAGATCCGGGTTGTCATCCAATTTAGAGCGGATGAAGGTACGGCTTCTGGCCAGTACCATCTTGCCCTCACCATCAGGATGCGGGCCCGGCCCATCGACTTCAGTGTCTGCGCCGTTGATGTTGGCATACCAGCGCAACTCCCCAGACTTGGCCGGCTTGGGATGCTTTGGGTCCAGCCATGCTGCCCATCGCTTGACTACCCACATGCCTTCAGGAGTTGTCGGCGGGTTCGTAGTGCTGACAATCCGGCAGCGTTGCCCTGCTTCGGCAGAACGTAGCCAGGTGATGATGAACTCGTATTGTGATTCTGTGAAATCGACAAGTTCGTCAAAGGCCTTCAGGTCATGGGCGATACCCTTGCGCTTCTGCTTGTCTGACTCGAGCTGGCAGCCGCCTATGTCGATGATCCGGCCATCCAGACGCCAGCCCTTCTGACTGTTCATGCCCTCCCGGTTTCCGATAATCTCTTCGTACCGGTCAAACAGTTTCTCGGCTTCCTTGTTCGTTCTACGCAGGACAAGGCTGCGACTGTGGGCCGTGAGGGACAGGCCGATGATCAGGTCTGACTTGCCACCCCCTGCCTCCCCACCGAACAGAAGCTCATCGGCATCCGAGTAGTAGGCTTCCGTCTGCGGGCCGGGGTTGGGTATCCAGCGCATACCCTTGACGCCCTGCATGGCTTCATTGACGAGCTGATCCCGTTCCTCCTTGGGCAGTGCCCCGAGGCGTTCGATCAGTTCGTCAATGGCTCCCATGATCAGCTATCGACAGGCTGGGCCATGTTGATCTTGACCGGCGACTGGCCTCGATCCTGGGACATGACTTCACGGATGATGTAGGGGCTTTGGGCAATGATGCTATGAGCAGTCCCAGTCCCGTTCCGGTCTTCGCCCCACGTCTTCATGTGGTAGTCCATGTCATCCAATGCACCCTGCAGGAAGGCAACCTCACGGGTGATATTGTTCAGGTTGGCATGGGCATTGTTCAGGCGGCTTTCCAGTTCCTTCTTGCGGGCCGTCAGCTTGATCATCCATTGGCTGGATTCACAGATGCCATACAGCGGCATGGGGCGCAGCAAGTCGGATTCAGGGGGCACATAGATGTTGATGCCCAGATCAGCGGCAAGTAACAGGAAGTGCTGGCATCCAGCGCGCTGGTATCCGTATTCCTCCGAGGCAGCCATATCCACGCCATACAGGGCAATCACATCCGGCTCAGTGCTGGGGTTGGTCTTCCGCTCTTCGAGGATGTCTTCAATGGCACAGGCCAACATCCAGGCAATGGATGACGTGAAGAAATAGGTGCCGTACTTGGCCAGCAGATCATCGACCGGCAGGCGACGGCTGGCAGGTATCTCGGGTACTGCGTCATACATCCACACCGGGCAGCGTTGCGGGTCGCGCATGGCCATCCATTGGACGTATTCAGGGGAGAACCACGGGACTTGCGTATGGGGTTTGCCTACCTCACCGAACTCGATCCGATGCAATTCAAAGAACGCATCGCAGCGGGCAAGGCTTGCATACGTGCCAGGTGAGCATGCCCAAATCTTGTACGTAGGATCAGAGAATGGGGCTAGGCCGAGGGATGAAGGGGCACTGCCAAGTATCGCCACCTTCATAGCAGCCCCCCCGCATGAAGAATTCGTTTTGCGGCCACATATGCCATGTGCGCTCCCTCAGGTGTTTTATGAAAACCAAGCGAGTGTTCTTTCCCATGGACATAAATTCGCGCACGGAATAAACCATTTTTCGCCGGACCAACTCCGAGGTATCCAGTTCTATTCCTTTTGCTCGGGTGGCGCTGATTCTGGATATTCTCGGATGTTGAGACATCACGCAGATTGGTCCATTTATTATTAAGCGGCATGCCGTCACGATGATCAACATCACCATCAGGCCATCGTCCATTCATGTACAAATGCGCAAGCCGGGCTGCTGAATGGATTCTGTCGCCGACCTTGATTCGGATATATCCATTCACAACGGTTCCGGCAGGCATTCCAAGAACAATGCGTCTATTTGTTTTGGCAATCCATGTGAAAACCCCTGTCTCAGGGTCATAGTGGAGCAACTCTTTGAGCCGCTCCACCGTCAGTTCTTGCTTCATGCTGTCCTCCTCTGGACGTTGAGAATCAAGTCGTGGCTTGGTAGGCCACGGTATTCACTGCCGTGCTGGACGGAACCAGAGCGCCCCAGAGCGCCGTGGTCAGGCCTTCCAGTTCGACATAGCCACCACCCGAACTGCGGATCGTTGCCGCCACGGTGCTACCCAGTGACGTGCCGATGATCGAGCAGCCGCTGGTCATCTTGCAGTAGATGGCAGAGTCAGTCGAACCGAACACGATGCGCTTCTTCACGCCGGGAATGGGCGGGGCCAAGGTATAGACAGGGGTGGATGCCGCCGATGTGCCGACCAGGTAGCTGACACCAGCCGCGTCCAACGGGGTTGCGGTGGTTTCGCTGGTGCTGATCGGCAGGCGTACCCCATCAAAGCCTGCAATGAAGTCCAGCGGTCCCTTGGTGCCACCAGATTGACCGGTGGAGAGGGTTGCCAGACCCAGACGGCGACCATAGATGCTGGTCAGGTTTGCGCTGCGAAGGGTTTCTTTTGATGCCATGGTGATTCTCCTTTATGCCCGGACACTAGGACCGGATTGCTGGGTGCTGCGGAG